TTTAATAATTAATAAGCGTTAATTTAATTATTAAAATACAAACAACATTCTGAGACGATAAATCGTAACAAAATATTTAATTGCTGTAGGCCAAACCACCCATGCCGCTCATGATGCGGAGGACGTTGTAGTTGGTGGCATAGACACGCACCTTGGCAGTCTTGGTACCCTCAACGGTGGCGTTGGAGAGCACAAGCTGAAGGGTGGCGTTATCAATGCGGGAGAAGTTGCACGTGCCGGAGGGTTGATGTTCCTCAGGGCGAAGGGCAAAGGAGTACACGTTAATACCTTCATCAGGGTTGCGGGTGTGTGCCTGGTAAGGTTGGACCCAAGAGAAGTAAGAACCTTCACGTTCAGAGAAGCGGTCTTGGCCGTTAAGTTGGAGCTTAGCGGTGACGACGGGGTTCTGGCCCCAGCAGTGCATGTCCAAAGATGTCTCAGTGAGCACGAAGGTGCCTGCATCAGACACACCAGAGTTATCAAGGTGGGAACCGACTTGGGCAACGTAGTCAGATGGGGCACCGTTGGGGGTGGGGACGGCAATACCACCAAGGTTGACCTCATTGTAGGGGTTGGAAGGACCGTGCCAGTATCCAGTGAAGTTGGCAGGGATGTATTCATCCATGGCACCGGCATCCTGGAAGAGACCGTTGGCATCAATGAATGCACGGGAGTCAGCAGCAATGGCAGCGGGGCCACCGAAGGCATGGACGGCGTTGGGGAGGGCGTCAATGGCATCAGTGTAGTTGAAGGGTTGGGCACCAAGCACCTTGAACAAGAGGGCGTCGCAAGTCAAAGACGAGCAGTAGTCGACGTTCTGGTCAGGTTGGACAACCCAGATAAGCTCCTTCACGGGGTGGTTGAAGTTGAGCTTGATCTTGTTGGAGGAAGAACCAACAGACTCGTCGCCGGTGAACTGGAGCTGAGTAATCAAGTACTCGTGGGGGTTCTGGGCCATTCTGCGGCGTTCATCAGTGTCCAAGAACACATAGTCAACGTACAAAGAGGCAGCGACCAAAGACTGGTTGTAGGCAATGGTGGCGGGGACGGGGCGGCCAACGGAGTATTGGTTGGCAGAGTTGAAGGCAGGGCCGGAGCTGCAGTTCAAGGTGGTAACGGCCCACAAGCACTCGTCAATGGGGCGGATATCAAGGTTGATCTTGACCTCGTGGTATTGAAGGGCAATCAAGGGGAGGGCAAGGCCGGGGTTGGTGCAAAACCAGAATTGGAGAGGCACGTACAATGTGGTCTCAGGAAGGGCGTTGCGGGGAGCACACACTTGGCGGGGGGCCAAGGAGTCGCAAGGGGACTCAACCTCAGAGAAAGAGGGATCGGTGATGAAGGTAAGTTGGGTGGTGTTACCAATCATCTTGAAGTATCCGCGTTGTTGCTCAGAGGTCATTGTGAGTTGGTTCCAGATGTGCATCCAGTCACCGTATTGACGGTCGATGCGTTGACCACCAATCTCAACTTCAACTTGGGCGATGAGCTGTTCACCGGGGAAATCTAACCAACGGGCATACACACCCTGGTTACCGGAGGTGCTGTAGTTTCCGAGACCCATAAGTTGGTTGATCTCAGGAAGAGTCACCTGAAGGTAGGTGCGGTATGCCAAATCTCCGTTTCTGGAGATCACGCATTGCACGCGACGACCGAAATCGGCCTGGCCATTGAATGTCTGTTCAATAGACTCGATGGCAAAGTTAGTATATCTGCGATAAGTAACTTTCCAGAAAGTGATCTGAGGATTACCAGTAAGGTAAACGTCTTGGGCGCCATAGGCGACGAGTTGCATTAATCCACCTCCCATTTTATATAGTTGCTAAAGAAAAAAATTTTTTGGATTTTAATTTAATTAAAATAGAATTAATTTAATTAAATTGGCTTTAAATTTTGCGGAAGGTTCCTGTTTTCCTAAGAAATAATTTTATTCAGGTCTAAATTGGTCTTCATAAATTTCATAAGATATGTGTCCTCAAGTATCTCCTTTTTATTTTCGTGACTCTTTGTAAATACATAGGACCCGTTTCGTTTCTTCACAGACCATCCCTGCTCTATAGAATTAAACACAAGAATCATTTTTTGAAATGTTATCACGTCAACCTTTACATTGTCATTTTCTAAATCTTTTAAGGATTCCAAGGAAACTTTCAGATCCATTTACTTAAATTATAGAAAACATTACTTGATTTTGAACTCTTTCTTTCACATGCACTGTCAATCTGTAAATATAGTTAAACCTATGGAGCGGTATAGTCCAGACCCATTTCATTAAAAAAGACAAAATCGTTTTTGTAAAAGTTATATACCTTGTTTTTTAGGTCTTCATTATAAAAATATTTTAAGTTGACGTTGAAATCATAGTAATCGGTCATTTCTAAATCAAATACATCATGCGTGATAGATTCGCTATAGTGTTTTCTTTCATGTCCTTCCCTTTTGGTTAATATTGTTTCGGGTAGTTTTATATTGTATAATTCTTCGATATATTTGTAATCGATCTTCTTAATATCGTAACATTTAATGCACTTAGATAGCATAATACTTTTTTTGAAATTTTCTGTTGTTTGGGGTGTAAAATGATGCTTTTCAACCATCTTCCAATCACCCTTAACGGTTTCTTCTACAAATTTAGAAAATGTAATAGTATTGTGTTTCCATAATCGTCTAAAGCCTCCGCCTAACTTATATTTATCTAAAAACCCCGATATAATTCTCTCGTATGGATTTCTACTAATTATTATCGTCGTATACTTTTCAACATCATCTGGTAGCTTATGGTAGTCTTTGCGACTATGAATAATATTATCTTCCTTGTTATTTTGTAAAAAATAGAAAATTCGTTTAATATGGCTGCATCCACATTTAGCAGACCACCCAAATAGTATTTTACGGTTATTATCAACAAGGAAATACATATTATACATGTGTAATATAATTATACGTGTTTTTATATGCAAAGAACGGGTGCATCTGCAAAGCCCTTGACATTTCCAGAGACATGACATTATTCCCCCCAACCTTGAACGGAGACGGTCCTCCGAATTAGGAATTAATACATAATAAATATATTCTCTTTATTATCAATTAAACAGTTTTATTTAAAATACTTAAGAGGGGGAATGCCGAATTTTAAGCCAAAGTCTATTAAAAAAATTAAATTTAATAAGAAAACGGCCGTTACTCTTGACACGAAGCATAAGGAGTTTTTGACAGAGTTTACAAATGACGAGACCGATGTTATACCAGAATTGAAGGCGGAGCGTCACGAATTAAAAACAAAACTATTGAATGAATATGACGAACTTACTCTGGAGGCCAGAATAGAACTCGAGGACAAGGTGGCCGAGATAACAACGCGAATAAGAGATATCAATGCAAAAAAGAAGGAATACTTTCTTGACAATTCCAAATTTATTTTTGAGTATTTTGAAAACAAAAAGGATATATCTGTTGGAAGTAAATATCAGACTGCGACAAATAAATCTAAACTGGTAAACACCTTTTTCAAAATTAAACAAGACCCTGAACTGGATACTTCATCACAAAAAGAAACAAGCAACATTGTTCAGAAATATTTGAGTAATATTGATGATAGCTTTCTTGATGTAAACACGTTTGTGTGCCAAACAGATGTATGCCAAGTATGCCACAAAGGCGAGCTAATACCACTGGAGGATGAGGGTATTTTAGTATGCAATAGTTGTTCCAGAAGTATTCCTTATTTAATTGAAAATGAAAAACCATCTTACAAAGAACCACCCAAGGAGGTCTGCTTTTACGCATACAAACGGATTAACCATTTCAAGGAAATATTGGCCCAGTTCCAGGGGAAGGAAACAACGCAAATTCCGCCAGATGTCATTGAAAATATCAAACTCCAGATCAAAAAAGAGAGAATAGAGATATCACAAATCACAAATGGGAAAACAAAGGAGGTGCTCAAAAAATTAGGATATAATAAGTACTATGAACATATACCATTTATTAAGGATAAATTAGGGATTAAACCGCCAATCATGTCTCAGGAATTAGAAGAAACGTTGTGCAATCTGTTTACCGATTTACAGGCCCCTTATTCCAAGTTTTGTCCGGATGATCGTGTGAACTTCCTGAATTATTATTATACCGCATATAAACTGTGCGAACTATTGGGAGAAGAAACATATTTGCCCTTTTTTCCAATGTTAAAAGACAAGGAAAAAAGAATAGAACAGGATGTTATTTGGAAAAAGATATGCGAAGAATTGGACTGGGAGTTCATTCATACAATATAACGTTGCGTAATTAATTCGCAGGTTTATAGGGGAACAATTGTAGCGCACGGGTGTTGTAAATTGAAAAGTTAGGGTCACCATTATTTGCGCCGACTCCATTACCAAAACACATCCCTCCACGCTGTTTGCGGCTACTTTGTCGCTTCATGGTCCGACGTCTACTGAGAGTTCTTCCGCGGCGTGCGCTCGCACTTTTTTTAGCATACCTCTTACGTGTCTGCATCTTCCTCGCCATAATATATTACGCTTAGATTAAATATATTATGCTATTATGATTATGTTATTATGTGACTACGATATTAAGTCAACTTAGAATCCTCCAGGGAACTTGACCAAGTTAGCACCAATACCAAAACCAGCACCAGAGCGGGCAGTAGCACCCATGCTGGGGATATATGTATCAAGGATGCTGAATGTAGCAGCGGCAGTCAAGGCAATCAAAATAACCTCCTCAATATTTAAGGAACGTTTAGGGATGGCATAGGCAGCAATTGCCACCATCAAACCTTCAACAAGATACTTAATGACTCTCTTAACAAGTTCGGCGACGTTAATCAAACTGTTCATTATAATAAATAAAAAGAAAAAAATATATATAATGCGATAAAAAACTTAAAATCAAATAAGTTAATTAACTAAATGGATCGTTCTAAAGGAAAGAATTCTGACAAGACTGGGTTTGAAAGAAAACAGGTTAACGGAAAACCAAACCCGAAGTATGTAGATTTGCTGGAGGAGGACAAGCCGATTGCCGGGCAAAAATTTGTGTGTGTTTCGTTTTGTTCCCCCGAAAAAGTTTTGAAGGATAAGGCCGTCTTCTTTTTCGAGGAGTTCCTAAAGAAATGGGAATTCAACAAGTCAATGGAAAAGTTTCTCCAGTTCCTTAACTTTGTTTCTTATAAATACAATCTTTCGTTTGACGATATTTCAAATGACTTTAAGGAATACGTTAAGGAGGAGAAGGAAACACTGGCCAAGGTTGGGATTGAAGACGAGTACAAGACCTTTATTGACAACAATGAGGAAGAGTTGCAGAAGCAATTTGATATTGCACACAGCTTCCAAACCAATACACGGGGGTTGAAGATTCGTGGGTCCTACCCAACTCAAGAAGAGGCAGAGTTGCGATGCAAGATGTTGCGAGAAATTGACCCCAATCACGATGTTTTTGTTGGACCGATTGGCATGTGGATGCCGTGGGATCCCGAGGCATATAAGACTGGACGTGTAGAATACATGGAGGAGGAACTCAACAAGCTAATGAGCGAAAAGAACAAGAATGAATCAAACGCCAAGGCCGCATTTGAGCAGCGCCTTAAGGAAACAAAACAGAAGGCAATTGAGGAGAATATCAAGTCCGCAGAAAAGTCAGGTAATACTTTGACTCAAACAATTGATGAACAGGGTAACTTGGTAGGTGTCAGTAATGCAAATACACAAGAGTTCGCGCTCAAGGAGAACGAGAACATCTCCACCGCCGACATTTGCATGGAATTGTTCGAGGGCGATAATATTGTGTCAGGTAAAACGGACAACGGTGCAAGTCAGTTAGTAAGCGGCCCATTTGCTAATAAAGATTCCATGGAAAAGGTAGATTAACACAATTTTTAATAATATCTACTTAAAATCAAATAAATAATATAACTATTATGAAGGTTTGTTATATTATTTCAACATGTGACAAGTATTTGGACAATCGAGTTAAATTTCAGATGGAGTCTTCGTTTTTAAAGGACGTCCCTCTTGGCGATATTTATTACTTAACATCTAAGCCGAATATCAAAGAGCGACAATTTGGATGGAACTGTGTCGACGACTTTGAAAGCATTACCTGGAAGTACATTCATTTTATTTACAATATGAATATTCCACAATATGACTGGTATATATTTATTGACGACGATACCTTTGTTTTCAAAAATAGGCTATATAATTTATTGCATCAGTATAAGCCAGACGACTGTTATTACATAGGAAAGGAACTTGATCATATCAAAAGAGATTTTGGACTGTACATGTCGGGCGGGGCTGGGTATGCCATATCAACTGGGCTATATAAGCTAATTTATAGCCATGTTAGAAATACAGGGATTAATGCGAGTTTTAAACATTGGTGTGACGATTTGTGTATCGGTTTATGGATCCAGGAGATTGCAAAAACGACTACGGTAAATCAAATTAACGACAATCGGTTTAACGTGGGAGTGCACGCGAATGATGGACAACTTGCAACCGATATTACATTTCACAAGGTTATTACGAAGGACCAGTATGATTTTTATGGCTCTATCGCGGATGCTGAGTATATCAACCCGCAACCCGTCACCACGACATCACACGCCATCACACAAGATAGTATTCAAAAGGATACGGTTTTCACATTGGTAACAGATACTGCGTACTTTGACAGGGCGAAAAGGACTATTATCGATTTACGAACACGCGGCAATTGGCGCGGAGATGTTGTTCTAATTACAGTTGGGTTCACATTGAATGCGAATTTTAAGGACTTTTATAACATTACAGAGACAAGTTTCGCTGCGATAGATAAATCAACCCTACTTGCCAAGATCGGCAGCAACGGCTTCACCGATACGACAGACAAGAGAGAAATTAATAAACTTGCACAATGGGAAAAGTTGCACGTGTTTGACGAGTATTTTGCACAATGGTCAAGAGTGGTTTATTTGGACGCAGGTCTGCGTGTTCTTGACGATGTTAAATATTTGCTCGAACTCGAATACAAGGACCGCATTCTTGCCCCCAAGGATGGCAAACTACATGAAGACCAAGCGTTTAAATGTCAGTTGAGCACAGACAATGCCGAATTAATATCTAATATGCGGAGTGAGTTCGGCGAAAATATGTTTGCGTCAAATTATATGCTTAACTGCATGTGGATATATGATACAAATATTCTCAAATTGTGCAATAAACAACAACTGATTGATGCGATGAATAAGTACACTTGTTGCAAAACAAACGAAATGGGAATAATGAACATATTATTTTGCTTCAAGTATAACTTATGGGAGCCATTCCCGGCAAAGGCACCCAACGGCAAGTTTTTATTTGACTGGTGTGAGTTGAATCAAACATACAAGACGACGTGGAGAGAATACTGTTATATGAAGTACCCAGTTACAATTTCCTTTGGCGATGTATAAATATCTGAAAACCAATAATCAAAAGATAATAAATAAAATAATATAATCATTTGCATAATATTATTTTACCATTTAGTAGACTTCTTAACGCTAATTTTGGGCCCACCCCCGCGCTTTTTAACCGCACTTGGGTCATACTGCTCCTCCTCCTCTTCATCCTTGAGTCCCTTGGAGAGTTCCCAGAATTCCTTTGACCCCAATCTAAAATCGCCATGATTGTCGGCCTTGTACCAAAAGACCTGATCGTGCAACTTGTTTGATTTGGAGTTATTATTAATTACAAGACATTCGTAGTTTTCAGTGCACTGGTCCATCACCTGACAGAAGCTCTCAAACGTCGGAAACATACCAGCATAGTTCTCGTATATTCGCTTTCTGTTGGCTATGTAGTTCTCTCTGAGAATGAAAACGTAATCAATATTTGTACGGAGAGTTGGTGGAATACCCAACGGGTACTGCATAGTTATCACCAACATTACCTTCCAATGGCGTCCGTTCATAAACAGCAACCGCATCATCTTGTCTCGTGTCCAGGTTGCATCATATAAGCAGTCATCTAAAATTACAAACGCGCGCGGGTCAATGGTGCTGCGTTTATACGTTTCCATTTCCTTCTTGATTTGTTTGAGGACTGTTCGCTGTCTTTTCAATATATTTTCAATAATCGCAGTGTTGTATTCGTTATGGACAAATAACTTTGGAACCATCTTAGCGTAGAAGCCGTTACCCTCTTCTGTTCCGGAAATAACGGTACCAATAGGAATTTCTTGCTGATAATAAAGCAAGTCTCTTACCAAAAATGATTTGCCTGTGTCTCTCTTTCCGATTAAAACCACAACGGGCCCCTTATTTTCATTTGGTTTGAAACTAATACTTTTCATATCAAACTTCTTCAACTCTAATGTCATTTTAAATAATTTAGAAATTAAAATTTATTCTTTTAAACGAATGTTAATCGTAGAACTCGCCATCATTTTAGCCAATATAGGTTAATTTTTGCTATTATAATCAGAGCCTGTAATTAGATTGTAATTAGGGTTTATAATAAGTTAAAAAGACGTATAATTTATATATTAAATAGCTAAAGTATGTTGGTCAACTATCAAAAACGAAAAAACGCGGATCTCTTTAAAAGTTTAGAGTCTTCCGACTCATTGTTTCTCTCTACGGCGCAGAATTATATTCCCGTTTATCAACGGTTCTTCTCCTTAAATGATACCAACTTTAACAATATTAATCTAAATCACAAATGGCATATTTCGTCTATAACCAGACCAGATGGCGACGACCATCATATATTTAAATGCAAACTTAAGAATGCAACAACCGGCAAGGCAAAGGACAAGGACGTGTTTGTGAAAATGGCTCCTCTATTAGATCCATACAAGTATTTAATCGGAAAATACGATGTAACCGATGAAAAGCTGTTTGCGCTACCTCAGCTAAGCTCAACTCCTTCAGATTGTAACGCAAAGTTTCTTGACCCCAACAATGCGGCATATGTTGATGGGTTATTTGTATTTTTAACAAGCAATTTAATGCATGCGCATAATTTTCCACATGGCGTAGACTATTACGGCTCGTTTTTAGGTATAAAGAACAATTTTACAATCAACGTTTTTGACGATATTGAATATTTAAATAACTCAGAATTTTTCAACAAAAATAAAAACAAATTGTTTAAAATTGATGATTATGAGCATTTGTTTCAAAATGAAACCCAGAAACTCAAACCAATTATTATAGAACACAATACAAGCGCCCGGTCCCAAATGTCTATTGCATCGTTTGATAATAAAATCTTTGATGGCGTTTTTGAAGAAAATACGATGAACTTGAATGACCTGAGAGACCTATCTTTCGACTTGTGCGACTTGGTTGACCTAACCAATGCCGGGACGATGGAGAACAATGATACCAAACAATTAACCTTAAAATCCAACTCAACGTGCTCGTCAAGATCATCGCATACTGAGAACGACGACCGCTGCGACGATACTGCTCAAGATGAAACCGGTACCGAGGAAAATGCACCAGACGCCATGAGTGATGAGGATACCGAATGGGAGGATGAAGCATCTGACTCTGGAAGCGGTTCCTACGAGGAAGAACAAATCTGCGCAAGGATTGAGAAATTCCCAGTTCAAATCATATGCATGGAAAACTGCGAAGATACGCTCGATAATTTAATTCTAAATAACGAACTAACCACACAGGAATGGTATTCGGCCCTCATGCAAATAGTCATGATGTTAATAACATACCAAAAGGCGTTCGGATTAACACATAATGATCTACACTCCAATAACGTCATGTACAATCATACCGACAAAAAATATATTTACTATTGTTACAAGAAGAAACATTATAAGGTACCCACTTTCGGGCGCATGTTTAAGATTATTGATTTCGGAAGAAGCATTTATAAGTACGACGGCAAGCTTTTTTGCAGTGATAGTTTCCAACCCGGAGGCGATGCAGCAACGCAATATAACACTGAACCGTATTTAAATGAGAAGAAGCCGAGATTAGAGCCGAACTTCAGTTTTGACTTGTGTCGCTTGGCATGCTCCATATTTGACTATGTTATTGACGACGTGGATGATATTCGGCTTATTAAAAAATGCAAGGACCCGGTTAAACGACTAATTCTGGAGTGGTGTTTAGACGACAAGGGCATAAATATGTTATACAAAAATGACGGAACTGACCGCTACCCGGAGTTCAAGTTATATAAAATGATCGCAAGATGTGTGCACAACCACACGCCGCAAGCTCAGTTAGATCGCCCGGAATTTAACGCATTTTCCGAGTTTAAGGGAGAGATTCCGCCGGATGTGATAGATATTGACAGTATTCCGTCGTACATGTAGCACAAATAGACAATTAAATTTTTGGTGACAGTTCATAATACAAAAATATTTACATATATTATGAACCAATTTGGATTTATAATTACGAGACATGTGAATTCTGAAAATACTAATAAATATTGGAACCACTCCGTTAAACTGATACGAACACTATATCCTCGAGTAAAAATTGTTATTATAGATGACAATAGTAACCAAGAGTTTGTAAAGGCGGATTTTAATTATAAAAATATTGAAATTGTACAATCCGAGTTTCCTGGCCGCGGAGAATTACTTCCCTACTACTATTACATTAGAAACAAGTATTTTGAAAATGCGATAATATTGCATGACAGTGTTTTTATTCATAAAAAAATCAACTTTGAAGTCTTGCGCGGCGAAAAAGTAATGCCATTATGGGTTTTTGAACAGGATGGCGAAAACTTGGAAAACACTATAAGAATCGCGCGAAACCTAAAATACAGCTATGACATATGTAAGGCTTTGCGTGTAAATGACATAAAAACACTTGTGTTTGAACTGCCGCGGACCAAGTGGTATGGGTGTTTTGGGTGTCAGGCATATATAAATCACGACTTTTTAGTCGGTCTTGATAACACATACGGTATATCAGCACTTGTTGACACGGTTAAAACACGACCAGATAGGTGCTGTTTGGAGAGAATACTTGGGTACTTGTTTAGCATAGAAAACCCACGCGTATGTATAAACCAGGGGCTGTTTGGGAGCATATTCAAACACTATAAGAGGTTTGGATACTCGTTTGACGCTTATATCACGGATTTCAACCAGGGCAAAGTACCGTCGTCTGTGGTGAAGGTATGGACTGGTCGTTAATTATAAGGTGGTATTTCATTATACAATGCTGATTATTCATTATATAATGTAGTTCTATACACGAGCGGTCTCCGGATATAAATTGTCTAAAAGTTTAAGTCTTAATGGGGCAAACTTGGACAAACCTAAATTCGGAATTTGTAGTATCAAATCGCGAGCTATATTTCGCCTTGTCACCGATAAATTAGTTTTGTCTATTGTCTTGTCTGCTTCTATAATTGCGTCAGTTAGGAGGTTTATTGATCGTTTAAATTTGTTTAAAAACCGCACACAAACATCAATAGTTATAGGTTCGCCATTAAACATTATCACCCCATCTGGAAATTTCTGAGATGGCGCCTCATATGCCACCTTACCAAATGGGAAGAAGTTACTGCATACACTTGGACTTGTAGCCCCCGTCGGAAGTATTGTATTCGTGCTGGGGTTTAATTTAATAAAATTTATATAATTGGCACCGGCGAGTTGTTCTTTAAGAAATAAATATTGCGCATAATAATACAGTTTTTCTGTTAACATTCTCTCTCGGTTCTGAAATATAAAGCTTACTGGCATTTGTGCTCCTCCTCCAATAGGCACAGAACCTGAAATCTCAGACATATTCTCAAAGTAGTGTTTATTTTTTTCATAGCCTCCAAAATCCATATCTAAAAATGGGAAAAGCATTTTATTAGGAGCCCGTAAGCTAATTTTTACCATGTCCTGATACCCACAGACTTTTTTCCTTGTGGTTGGATCAAGAACTGATATGCTATAACCTTCACCTACGATTTGTTCTAAAACCCACTGAATGAAATAACAGATATGTAGAGAGAGGTATAACCCTGCCCCTGGGTGATACTTTCCACTAGCAACCTTTGGATTTTTTACAACTTTAAAATCCAAATCACCCACTGAAACCGATTCAGTATCACCTGGTAGTTGAGAGCTCACTAATGCCACACCCAATCCTCCCTTTGCTACTATAATAAATGGGTAACCAGTGCGTTGTAGTTTGGATGATATTATTCCCAAAAGAAGAAGGGTCGCACATGTTATCCTGCTACGTTCTTCCCAAATTGCGGCAGATTCGGATTGTAACTTGTTTATTAGGATTGTGGCCTCTTCGGCGGTCTTTATGAAATAAGATTCGGTCCCTATAATGTACTGTTTTGATCCGTTGCCCATTATAGCTACGGGTTCTGGGAGATTAACTGGGGCATCTGGGGTATTCTGAAATGCAGGAATTAACTCCTGAACCTCTTCACAAAGGGGCTCCCTTCTGGAAGAACTTGTTACAAGGTACTGCATTGTGGCAAGGTACTGCAACCGATTAACAATACGCTGACCTTCGAGCAATGGTATCAATGCGCCCATCTGCCCCCCGATTAGTTTATTAGATTTTCGCGATATCCTATACGTTTTACCCTTGTTATTTGTCTTACGCGTATTAGTTGTCTTACGCGTATTATTTCTTTTACCTATATTTTTCTTATTTGTCTTATTAGTCTTTATTTTCATTATAATATAACACAATAAAAATAAAATATTAGAACCCTGGATTATCGGTGAATACCGGAGTAGGTGTTGCGCCTCCATGCAGCAAGGGGTCGACCTGACCTATTATAAAATACCCGGACACGACGCTAAAATAAACAAGAAGCGCGTCCCGAATCAACACCTTGAGTGGCTTACTCTCCTTCTCAATAAATCGCATTTCAATAAATTTGGTGATTAAAAATGTTACAGACACAACTGCCGCAATAATAAATATATTGTTCATATAAATTATTAGAGCAGTTTCTTATTCAGTTTTAACGCAATTATTCTAAAACCTCAATTTCGTCCATTAACAGATCTGGCAACAATTCAAGTGCGGGTTCTTCAATACTATGAACATCCAAGGCATCTAATGAAAACGACTGGTCTGAAATGTGAAGTTTATCAGACATATCCGGCGTGCTCTGTGCCGCCTCCTCCATTCGTCGTTGCATTGCTCTCTCCTCCAGTTGGGGAATAGATTTTGGTGCAACGACGTTCGTTATTGTACCATCGTCTGTTCTAATAGAATCAATTTCATTGAAACTTAGACGACTTGCAGGCATAGGGGCTGGCGCGCTACCGACTTCAACTGCCGGCTTGGACTCTGCATCCTGGACGCTCGGTTTTATAGGCTCGTCAATGATTTGTTCATGAACCTCCTCAACCACATCCTCCTCCACAGTCTCGTCCATATAGGCCTTTAAAATGGCCTCTACTGGAATACCCTCTCTTAAAGTATTCAATATACACTCCTGCACAATAATCTCTAATTCTCGGTGATTCTTTTGAATTTGCAATGGCATGACGTTTACCTCAAACAAGTAGACATTCTTATAAACCTTTCGCGCAACATTTATATACGTTTTATGTATAAAATCGTCCAGCTTTGGGATATGAATATCAATTTTCTTTTGTTTTTGCCCAACACGCATAGCCGTAAGGATTTTCAATTGAATAATGTGAACACATGTAACCAAGTCCTCCAAGTATGTGCAGCCCGATTTGTCACAAATTCGCTTCCGCTCAGTTTCAATAATTTGCGCGTTCCACTTGGGAATTCGCGATATTAAATTCTGAAACGTCATGAGGTACTTATCAGGTTCTTTATTTTCCCGGCAAAGCTTAATTGATTCATCTAAAATCGACCTGTATCCATCTACAATCAATGGCGTTAAAATCGTGACTAAACGGGAACCCCATTCATTCTTCGATTCGTGAAGAGCACTAACATTAAAATCATCCATTTACATAAAACTAATATTTTCTAAAGACAGTTCTGAACTTAAAAACACAAAATTTAGAATAAATAACATCAACAGTTTCTCATTCCTAAATTCCATCCGTACACGATTAAAACAGACAAGAAGTTCATACCGCCGTTCAGTAGACATGTAATTTTCCAGAAATTTTGGATTTTCCATTAAATTCATGACATCTAAACCACTATATGACCGTTCATACAGCTTTGTACATAACAAGAATAGGTCATCCAGCGACAATTTCTGAGTTACATACTTTGATAATTCCCGTTTGAGCCAGTCTACCCTATGCACCTTCACCGGGGCCATGTGAAATAATTCGTTTAGATTATATTGATATAGGTTGACAATCTTATCATTTACAACCGGCTCGGGTACATATATTTCGCAAAAACGGGAGAGAATTGGCTTCATCAAATTATACTTATCTTCTGCAACAATAAAGAAACGGGTATTGTGGCTAAATAACTCAATGCATCTACGCAGCGCAGATTGCGCATCCATGGTTAGCTTATCTGCATTCAAGAGAACGATGCTTTTAAAGGTATTTCCGCCGTTTGAGTTTATGTGGGTTTTTGCAAAGAACTTCAGATCGTCGCGTATAAATTTGATCCCCTTTCCCTGCGAGCAGTTCACATACATGACAAAGGTCTTTATTTTCTCTCTATCATTGTCGTAGACCTTGTTAATAAAATCACTGACAATTGTTCGCTTCCCACTTCCAGACGGGCCATGAAACAATATATTCGGCGTCTTATGTATTTCGTGAAAGTAATTTAATTTATTTTTGATTGATTGATGGATTTGTAGAGACATTAGTTTATTATAGTTTACAACGTGTTTTTATATTTTATTAGTACGTAAATAATAAAATACTCTTATTTTCAATGTCGGAATGTAATCTTACGCCGCGTGCGTGCCACGCATTTAAACTGAGCTGGTTAGCGAATGCGTGTACGGGTTATTCTTGAATGCGGTCAATATATCGGGCTGTATGCGCTCGCACGAAGCACATTCATTATAGTATTGCGGGGCTCTAATGGCCCCATAGGTTTGCACTGACGGGGGAAGACCGGTTAAACTGGAAAATGCCGGGTTGACTCTTCCATCCAATCGGTCAGAGTCGCTCTTGAGGGTAGTCAAATGCATCTGTTGATTAAACAACTGAGTTCCTCCTTGGTTTGGTCTATTTGCAATGGTTGAAGACTTAATGTCATTATTATGCTGCCTATATGCTGCATCATAACTCATATCGCCGTATCCGGTTGCATAACCTCCGGCCGCGGTGTAATATTCACAGCTGGTGGTGTCTCTCTGTGTTGGCGCTCCAGGCATTGCATTGTTGACATATATGCCCTCTTTTTGATTGCTAATGTTAAAGGATGGCGAATATAATGTGGTCTCCTTGATTGTGGTAGCAGTTGCATCCTGTGGGTTGTAGACGTATCCCTTGGAGATAGATGCCGCGCCCTCGCCATAAATGCGAACGTTGTTGATGGTTTCATCCTTGCGCGTCGGCTTCAAAATATCAAGCAACGGAGCTATAACGGCACCAATTGCGCCGCTAAATCCGCTCCTCAATGTCTCGGGTTGCTTGACAGTGCTTCTGTTATTTTCGTAATTCGTGTGGCTGCGCAAAAAAGCCTCCCCGTCTGTATGAGGGCCATGACCTACTGCTCTGGAGTGATTTACACCGCCTGCAACGACCTCGTGTCTCTTTGATGGTTCAAAATTCACGGGTGCAGTTGTAGCCTTAACATCTGTAGCACCAGCGGGTCCCATGTACTCGGTTTTAATGTCATTACGTCTAATAACACCCATTTCCTGAATAGGTCTCAGGGTTTCGCCCTTCTCTGCGCCAGTGGTTGTTAGCCATCGGTCTTGCGTGTTGATAAAGAAGGTGTCAGGTCGTTGCTTCTCAACCCGCCCAATCATCTGACTCGTAGGCGCAGTTTTGATATAGGAATTTGCAGGACCCTCGTGATTAATCAACTCATACTCCAGCTTAGGATTAGTATCCACTCTTAACTCGTCCACTGTTTTAGGCAACCACTTGTCACGGGCTTCCATACCAGAATTGTAGCCGTTGCTTCCGCTAATTCCATACCCCTGATCAAGGCCGGGACCAACAGTAACAGAGTCAAATGGCTTCACATTATTGTTCTTCATTGCCGGGTTCACGCGTGACTGGTAAAAATCACTCTGGTTCGGCATACCGTATGCCCATTGCATATTGCTTTCGGGCTTGAATAAAGGGGCCTGTTCTATTTTCTTGACTACTTGGGACCCAGACCCGATCATATTATCAAGAACCGTTTCCGTAATATTCACGTCGTAAGTACGACCCTTTACCTTTCCACCATTAAACGGAACCATATTATTGTGTTTGAACTGTTGAGAGTTCAAGTAATTGCCTGACAACGAGTAAACCTCCTGTGGGGTATTTCCGACGGGAATATTATTTCGGACTCGCTGTTCGTATAAATTTTGATTGAAATATTTATCTGTTGCGGCATTTGGGTTGGGATACTCTTGAACGGTATCGACCAACTGGTTTATATTTGACACCGGGAAATTTTGCGGAGGAATGTTTGTGTTGGGCAGATAATTATCAGTTCTTACACCTAAATTGCTTCTAATTCCCATATTGGTAAAATTCTCCTTTTTGGTTTGCCTTATTTGTTTTTTAGTACTATCTTCATTTGATTGATTTGACACAACATACATGCCACCTAATGCTATTAAGGGGATTGCTATTTCCATATTTATATATATAGAGTATTATATTTTATATAGAGTATTATAATTTATTCATAATAATCTAAAACCTAAAACCTAAACCCGGACCAGCTGCAGATTTACTTGCCCGAGGCGCATGCGTTTGTTTGCTGACATGTTACTGGTCCTCCTACATACCCACCGCGAATCAAATTGAAGCTTGTTGGCAGGTAATTTTTAGTTTCGGTGACGACACAATCTCTCTTTGGGGTAAAATAATCCTTTTCTAAAATTCGCGTGTTTAGATTTGCCTGGAAAGGCATACATGTATTTGCTTGTGGGTTCAACGGCGGATATTGCCAATCAACCTGTTCCAAATCGCGATACCACCACGCTGGATTAGTCGCTCGAGACTGCTCGGTAAATAAGTTATTGCATGTAGGATACTTGATAGCCTGGTTCGGAACATTATACTTTGTATATTCGTCTTTTCCTAAACAATCTCTGCTTAAATGTCTATTTACTCCTCTGAGATCACCCTCTAAATTAATGGTGTTCGTCCTCAAATTTCCACCCCATTTTTGTATGATAATTTGTGGATCCTCCATATAACAAGGGTTCGCCCCGTTGCCAGGAACATTTAAAATCCATCTCCCGGGGTCAGTTGATTGTTGTAGGGCTTTTTTTGTTCTACAGTCGTCATATTTAAATCGCGTATTCGCCATTATTATATTATTAATATATAATTATTTAATTATTTGATTATTTAACAATATAAATATTACGTTTTATAGTATTCATGGAGCTTGTTTCTAATGCAACCAAACCTGCAACACTGTGTTTAAATATGATTGTTAAGAATGAAAGTAAAATAATTACCAGGTTGTTTGATTCGGTTGTTTCAGTTATTGATTGCTACTGTATATGCGATACAGGTTCTACCGACAATACAGTTGAACTAATCTCGGAGTATTTTAACAAAAGAAATATACCTGGTAAGGTGGTATCAGAACCCTTCAAAAATTTTTGTCATAATAGAAATTTTGCTATGCAGGCATGCGTTGGCATGTCAGATTTTATATTATTGATGGATGCCGATATGGTACTTGAGGTGAATGCATTTAATAAGCATATGCTAAATACCCACGATAGTTA